CCTTTGCACCTGGCCGTATTTGCATTTGATCCCGATATCCGAGAACGCCAACCGAACCTCGAGCTTGGCTTGATCCATCGTCTCAATCAAACGAACGTTCGTGGACGACGACCCCTCTTGCGTCTTGCTGACGAACGGAAACTTGACGTTCCCGCGTTCGAGCATATTGCGTACAGCATTCGGGGTCCAGTAGAGATGCGTACGCGGAAGCCATTTCGAAAGCTGACGTGCCTGCTCTGCCTTGTCGTCGTACATCACGGACATTCGATAATCCGGGATCAGACGTAGAGCTGGGTTCATTGCCATCACGGCCATGCATCGCTTGTGCAACGCGCGGACCTGCGGGTGATAATGCATGTGCATGAACGCGTAACCTTGATCAGGCATACGCGGATCATCGAACATGTGAGCGTCATGGCCCCTTGCTGTCGCGGCTTGGGCTAGCAACGCGCCCCAATTATGAGCATCGTCGTAACACCAGACTTTGAGTTGCTTGGAAACCATGACGCTAATCCTATGCCTACGTGGCTAACCTAATTGCGGGACGATCAATCCCAATGCTTGTTGCCGTCCTTGTCGATACGCGGCGTATTCCGATTGTGCTCGAGACCCGAGGTCGGAGCATCCGGAACCTTGCGTTCTCCCTCCGCGATCTCCGCGGCTTTGTTGTCCTTGTGGGCCTCCTCGATTGCCTTCTGGGTCTTCGCGAACCCTTCCGCGTTCGCCTTGCTGCGGGCTTCCTGCTCGTTGAGCTCCCGCGCAATCTGGGCTTTCTTGCCCTCCTCCGTCGCAGTCCCTTGCTCCACGGTCGTCCCCGTTTGGAGATCAACGCGGTTCGCGGCCTGCAATTCCTGATCCGTCCGCGGCTGATTGCGCGCGGCCTCCTGCTCAGGGGTGAGTGTGGTCTTCGTCGTGCTCATGCTACTTTCCTCTCTATGCCCCGTTGTCGTGATGCGACGAGTAGGGGCCTCCTCGTTCTGATCCGCACGACCTGAATAATCCGAGATCGTACGACGATGCGGTAACGGCTAATGCGTCGCATGGGATGCATCGTTCTTGAACCTGCGGTCGTTCGCAGGAATGAACGAGCATCTGCAATGCGGATGTGCAGGGATCAAGCCTCGGGCTGTATCAATCTTATACGGCCCATCCTCAGCGATGCTCTCACAAATGGGGCAAACGTCGTTGTCGCCAGCCGTGCGAACGTTGACCTTTTCCCCCAGCTTCCTTGCGAGACCAGCTTCCTGTCTGCGGATGCGTCCGATTGTGGACTTGCTGGGAGTTTTGAGACGAGACACGCGCGAACCTGCTCCCTTGCGTCGAGCATCCGCGATTTGCGCTCCATCCTTCGTCGCCTGTTGTGCCTTCTGCACATATGCTGCTTCCGGGATTAATCCGACCTGTTGCACACCTGCGGCTTCATAGATGTCAAGGCTCCCGTCCCCGAATGCCTTGATAGTCATCATGGACACGAGCGCATTGACGCGAACAAACAACGTGCGTTCGTACACTTCCCATACCCCGCGAACGATTGTCATGGCCTTTGTGTTCGTCGCGATCCCCAGATTGGCAACGCGTGTCGCCTGCTGGGACGTGGCTTCCATGATCCCTTTCAGCTCCATCTTTGCGAGAGCATAAAGCCCGTCAACGCGATGCGACGCATTGGTGATCACGATGGCGTCGCCCTCGACTTGATCGTTCGCGAAGTTCGTCCCCATCTGATATGCCCGATTGATGTAATCGAACAGCCAGGTCATGTCATTGTCCGCAACGATGGTGATCATGGCTTGATTGATCCATCGTTGAAACATCTCCTGCCGCGTCGAAAGGTTCGCGACACCAGGCGACATGATTTGCATTGCGGCCCCGGGCTTGAGGCCGAGGATGTCCTGCTTGTAGATCATCTGCTGCGTTGCGACACGGAGCTGATTGATGCGACGTCGGAAGTCCGCATTCCATTTGTTGGCAAGCGGCTTCGTCCCAGTCGGATCAACAACGACCTTTGCATCCGTGACGCAGCACGAGCAAATCGGACGTCCATCGAACACGTGGCCATTATAACGCAGCATACTCGTCGTCCCTTCTTACGCTTCTTCCGTCTCTTCCGGATTGAAGCCACCGACCTTGATCTCCTCGAATACTTCCGGACCGAGGACGATCTTTCCCGTCCATGTGGGCATATGCAGAACATCGACCGCACCGGCCTTGTACGTGATCGTGATGTGCGGCGTATAGTCGTCATATTCCCAATCGCAGCCCGCGCGATATTCCGCGCTGTTGTGACGATAGCCGAGATCGGAGGATGCAAACGCGAGCACCAATGCGTTCTGCCCGAACTTCTCCATCACGCGGGGGCCACCTTCCTTGATCGTCAGGTTCCCCTTGTCGTCCGTCGTGGACCAATTGTCCTCGCCGACCTTGATCCAGTCCACGGCCTTTTTGGAATAGATGATGGTGACGTGCATATCCGAGCCGAGCGTGGACTCGATGCCGTCCTGCTTCTTGTAGAAGTCCGCAATCTCTTTCCAGTTGAGGACGGGACGATAGACGTACAGGGTGCGCGGGGTCGTCGCGTCCTGAATACGTTTGAGCATGGACGTGATCGCGGCGTCGTTCGCGGCTTTCTTCGCCGGAACGGGGGACTTGCCAGGCGTCCGGCTGGGCGCGGTCCCCGTCGTGGACGCGGGATTGTTCGGATCGTTGCTGTTGGCGGGCTCAGGACCGCCGTTGGCAGGCGTCCCGTCCGGATTTGTCCCGTTCTGTCCTGCGATCTCCGCGGCCTTCTGTTCGGCTTCGGCTGCCCGTTCGTCGTAGTCCGTGCCGTACTCTTCAATGATCTGCTCGAGGCCGGGATAAAATCCGGACTCGATCAGTTGGTTCTCACGCGCCTTTTGCAGGACCATGGGATCGATCAGGCCCATTGTGACATCCTGAGCAACGACCGCGGCACGCTTCGTTTCGATGTCGGCCTTTTGTACGTCGTCCATCTGCCAGAGAGGGTTCCACTCGTAATAGAGCCCATCCGGTTCCGTGCCCAACGCAGACAATTGGAGCACGACGTCCAAGGGATCGATTGCGGGGGTGACCGTCGTCTCCTGATCCGTGCTCACCTTGTCGTAGTAGTTCCGCGTGTCGCTGTCTCCCGTCGCGTTCATACCCTGCGGTGATTGTCCCATGAAGCGCGTGGCAGGAATGTCCGCGGCTCCGCACACCATCATCATGAAAGCCTGCATCACCTCAGGCATTCCCGTGAACTGTTGCTCAACGCGTTCCCACTCCTCCTCTTTATCGAGGAGCATAACGGAGTAGATCGATTTGAGCATAGATGCGAGAGCGAACCGATCGGTCAGACGCTTCTCGTAATCCTTATTGCTCATGCGTTCGGAGAGCTCAGGGATTTTCACGATGTCGATTTTGGCTTCCTGCACGAGTGCAGCAAGAGAGGACGACACGGTGCCGAGCTGGATGATCGCGTCTTGACACAGCTGCAACACGCTGTCGCCCCACCCTTCCATCATGTTCATTTCCGGACATTCAAGCCCGGTGAAACGAATGATGCGGGATGGATGTATCTTCAACGTCCCAGCAGATGCGAACCGCTTTGCCTCTGCCTCAGCCTCGGCCTGTTGTTCTTTCGACGCGGCCGTGATCGTCGCGACCTGCAACTGACGCATGTAGTATGCGGGGGTCCCGAAATAATCGGAGGCAATATTCCAATCGATGGGACCAGAGGACAGCTCATGCCGGGAGACGACATGCAGCCACTTCAACGCGTCCTTGCCCACCTTCGTCAAATCCAACGGGTCTTCGGGCTTATTCCCATCGTTGACGCCCATGATCAACGCCGATCCTCCGTAGAGGCGCGCGCGTTGCAAAGCCATCTGGGTTTTCTTCTGGACCTTGAGCTTCTTTTCGAGATCGGTCAGGGCCGTGATATCAGCTTTCTCTGCCTGCCACGTGCGCCATTCGCGTGTTGCATCGTATGCCGGAATATCCACGACCTTGCGGCTGATCCAATCCGAACGATAGGCCGCGTCAAGCTGCGCCTTGTTCGTCGGAGTGAACGCGTATGCTGAATGCGTCGT